AATCTACTACGATGTGCTGTTGCCTTTATGGCATGACTGAAGTTAGGGTGACCTCCAATTAATTGTGGTTCTGTTACCCCATTTAACTCCCAATAAACATCATTCCAATCACATATATCACCGGCTTCAGGATAGAAATCCAAACTACCACTAGCTAAATTATTTCTCTGAAACATTAAATCTATAGTCGAGTTATTATCTGGACCAATTTCATTAAATTGTTCGACTTCAGGTGCATTGAATCTAACTAAACAATTAACCCTAAATCCAACATTAAAATACTTTGTAGTGCTTTCACCATAAATGTTATCTTTAGTATGAGTGGTATTGACTTTATAAATATCAACTGACTGTCCAACTATCTCATCAATCAACTCCTCATTTAAGTGGTCAATTAAATTTATTTCTTTCTCTGTGATAAAAAATGGTGTTGTAGCTGACATTTAATTATCCTATGTAAATTAACAATGGAGCTTTATTCAATACTTCCTGTTGAGCATTTGCCTCTTCGGCTTCAGCTTTTAATTTTTCAGTCAAAGAGACTGTTTCTAAAAATTCTTTTAACTCCTCTAATAATTGTGTCTTTTCTTCCCTACCCTCTGCTTTCAAAGCATCACCATCAAGTGTTACCTCAGCATCTGGTATAGGTAAAGCACTATACTTACTTCGTATGATACCAAGTAATTCCTTTGATAAAGCGGAAGTGAATTTTCTTATCCATTGTCTACCTGGTTGATTTATTGAACTATAAGTAATAAATTTATACGGAACATTAGATGGATCACTTACTCCACCTTGCATTGAACCACTTACATTATTAGTATTTTTAACATCATCCTTTACGTAATATTCAAACCATATTTTTTCACCATTATCGTCATCAGCTGGATTTGGAAATATTCTTAACTTATTATTATGAATTTCAAATGAATAGGCACTTTTTCTAATTAAATCCGATGTTTCAATTTGATTAGCTCTGACTAAATCATAACTGATTGGGTGTAGCATAAATGATACTGCTGGTGATACATTACCGAATCCAAAATTATCTAACATTTGTCGTTGGTCAAATGAACCAGCATAAGGATCGTAAAATCTTGTTATTGCTGATGATGCGTGATTATAGACCGATTGAACTTCAATTCTTCTTCCACTTTCACTAACTTCAGCCCATACACTTTGTAAATCATAATCTTGAGTAGAACCACTTAAAATAATATATCCTTTTTTTAAATCTACATTACCACCCATATTGACCATAGTGCCATATTTTTCTGATAACTGAACGGATGGACCATTTGTTGGAGTTACAGGATTAGATACGCCAGTACTTAATGAACCTGATATTCTTGACTTCTCACCATATTGTTCCCACATCCAATTCTTAATATTGTAATTATTAATATGTTGAGAATACTCATTTATTGATTCTTCAAAACAAGCATAAATTGAACCACTTGGTATTTCTAATTGTAATACTGGGTATCCTAATCGCTTAGCAACCCATTTAGTTACTGAAACGATATCAGATTGAAATGTGGAATCACCTTCATAAGTTCCATAAGGTGTTTGACCTGAACCCGAGGTAAAGGTTGATGGGTCAACATAAGCATAATTTAATTTTGGCATCTATAGTTCTCCTTAACTATAAATATATAACTTATAAAAACAAAAAAGGGAAAGAATTGAATCTTCCGTATTTAATGTTTTCGTAAATTATCTTCCCATTTCATAATCTGTAAATTAGTAATGTTTGCTATTTCTTCGGCTGGTATCATATCTTTCCAACCCTTATTTATAGAAATTATATGGTCTATTTGGTAAGCCCCTTCAACTCCCATTCTTCCCCTATTTTCTTCTAATTTTGAATAGTTTGGTAGGGTGTGTAGTGGTTGTTTTCTGGTTAAGTTGTGAACTTCGTTTATGTAGGACTTTTTCATTGGATATTTCTGTTTGTATTCTTCCCATGAAGTAAAACCCGCTTTGGTTGCTCGCATTTTCTTTATTTGTTTATCTGTCAATCCTATAGCTACACCTCGTGGTTGTTTAGTTGTGCTACATTTTTCACACATCGATTTATTCTGTTTGGCAACATTCATACCATATTTCGATGCAAAACATCTAACCACCCCACAATCTGGACATTCTAATTTCCATTGGGACTCTGTGTATTTAGTATTTCGATTTGCTGGATAATTTGGATTTTTACGTCCTGTGAAATGTTCACTTAATTTTACCTTTTGACATTCTACACACATAGAGTCATTAGCCTTTGCGTTATACCAACTTCTTTTGTTTTCATAACTTACTTCACCACTACATATTGGACATTCTCTATACCACATTTTGTCATTACTCCCTTTCGTATAATAATAAGTATCAAGAAAATATGTTTCCAATCAAGTTATTTTTGGGCATAAAAAAAGGGGACAGAAATGAATCTGCCCCCTCTCTATATGATCGGTTTATCCTAAACTAACTTAAATTAAATCCAAAGATTTAACTTTAATATTAGCATAGAACTCAGGTCTAATCATTTTCTTAGCGTAACGCGTCATTACCCCTTTCCTCGGAGTAAAATCACTTGGATCATAAACCAACGGAGTTGTAATTAACGGAACGTAAGGGCTATATACAGCACCAGTTTCTAAGAAGTTTGAACCACGGAATCCAACAAGGATGTTGTTTTCAGTCATGTACGGGTTTTTATAAACCGTAAAACGACCAGCAACTTGTCCTACTTTGGAAACACCCATAGCAAATTGAGTAGCACTCGCATCGCCATCACCAGGAGCACTATTGTACCCAGGTAATGATTCAAGGATAGTAGCAACTTTCGGTGAACAAACAACGAAATTAGCACCACCACGTAGTGTCAAACGATGAATTTCATTTGATACTTTTTGAATCTTAGCAACAAGAGTTTGATACCACTCGAAACGAGTTCCGTAGAATGTATTAGTATCAAATGAACTAGTACCGGAATCATAATCCTCACCTGCTTTAGCAGACCAGTAATCAGTTGTTTGGGCATCACTAACTAACATATCAAGGATTTCCAAATCGATTTCCATCGAAATGTAATCACTCAACATACTTGTTAATTCAGCTTCAGCATCAACACTATGATAAGCATTAAGATCTTGAGCAAGCTCAGGAGACCATACGGCTTTCAATTTACGTGTCTTAGCAACAATCGGTAAAGACCGAAGTTCTAAATTGACTTCAGGAATACCTAATGTATCAGTAGTCGCATCACCAGTTCTATCTTCAAAGTCACCTCTGTTAGTAGCATTAGGTTCTTGTGAGTAATCTACTGTCCATGAACCAGATGCTGTATTTGCATCAGATGCAGATACAATTAACTGTACATTAGTACCAACAATTTTTGTAAATTGTTGTAATACATACGAGTCTGAAGTAGCATCAGTAAAGTTCCAAGACCTAACTGATTTCTTATCAGGACGTACTAATGTAGCCAAAGGTATAGAGACTTTATAGAATTCATCACCCGAACCCAAGGATGATGATATTTCTGAATTAAAGTCAATATCTGAAAAGGATGCTGCCACACCGACTCCAGAAGCTAGTCCAGCTGAAGATGTTTGATTTGATGAATAGCCATAACGACCAGCTCCATAAAATCCACTATCTTCACCGTAAGGACCAGTTGATCCAGATGGGGAGTTAGGACCTGTATTACCATGAATAGATGCATCTGCTGAAAATTTACCAGCTGCAGTTCCATACTTGAAATCAAGATAGAATACAAGACCGGAAGGTAAATTCATTGGTTGAACAGAAACTAATTCCTGTGCAACAATGTTACCAAATACTCTTCGTACCAAAGGTAGAGCAACACCTGACCATTCTTCATCACCTACACCAGCACCAGCTGATGGGGATGTAGCAGAATTCTCAGATATTAATTGACGAGCCTGGTTTTCAAGCAATACAGCCATACCAGATTTTTGCCAATCGTTATCCATGCCTTCTAAAAGGCCAGATTTACTCCATTTTGTTACGAGTTTTTGTGATTCTTCTTTCTGCTTCCTCATAGGGGAAGGGTCGAGAAGTGTGTTTATATCACTCATTTTCGTTCTCCAAAATTAATTGTGATTAATCATTTAAGATGCCAGCAAGTTTCTTGAAACGGTCTGCGACTTGATTCTCTTCCGAGATAATCTTTGTCTTTGGTGCAGTTGTTCCAGCTTTTTTACTAGCAAATTCCTTAATTTCATTCTTTTTAACTGAACCGGTGTCACTATAAGATTCTGCCAAAGTAGAATAAACCAATTTGATTTCACGAGTTGTTTGAGCTCTATCAAAGGTCTCAACAATCTTCATCTTTTGGTTATTACTTAGGGCAAATTCTTTAAACAAACGATTTGTGTATAAAAGTTTTGCGTTAAGGATGTTAACTTCATGAAGCTTATCACGTAAATACGTAACTGCTTCCTTATATTCATTAAGCTCTGTTTGCATAGCATTAACAGATTCATGAACTTTAGTATCGTCATCAGATTCAGGTGTAGATTGTTCATCAACTTCTTTTTCATCTTCATCTTCATCTTCTTCTTCCGTAATATTAACTGTCTCTTCAACTGCTTCTTCTTCTAAATCTTCATCAGATTCATCGGATTCGGCAATTTCTAGTTCAAGTTCTTTAATTACAGCTTCAAGATCAAGTTCTTCGGAGTCATCGGCTTCTGCGTCATATTCCATTTCTTCTTCATCTTCTTCAGATACTACTGGGGCATACTTAACACCATCGATTTCAATGATTCCTTCTTCTTCCATTTCTGGTTCCATTTCTGGTTCAGATTCTTCATCTTCATCAGCAAAAGGATTAGGATCTTCATCACCTTCTTCTTCATAGCGAGCCATATCTTCAGCATCTTCCTCATCCTCATCTTTATCAGCAAAAGGATTTTCTTCATCTTCATCATCTTCTTCAGCTAACTTAGCTGATAACATTGATTTCAAATGCGGAGTAAAAGCTTCTTCTAAAGCCATCTTAGCGTTTTGTAGTGCCGTTTCACGAACTGCTTTTGCATCTGCAATAGCTTCTTTTAGTAAATCAGACATAATTGTCTCCATATATGTGTTATATTGGAATAAAGTTATTCTAAAACTTTAATAGGAATTTCTATTTTAGACACCATATAGACATGGTGTATTGAGGTTATATATAAGTATAAGTAAAAACTAAAAACTAATCTTTTTGTGAGATTTTTATATTCAATGCTCTTAGTTTACCAAGTCGTCTTTTTTTCGCAGATTTCTTTTCATAACTTTCCCGCTCTCGTAATTCTAATAATAAGTTAGAATTCTTTACTCTTTTTTTAAATTCTCGAAGAGCTCGTTCAATATTATTATCCTTTACCATTACGTGCATTAATGTATTGTTTTGTTTCTGTAAATCTTTTTTATCTTTGTTATTCATTTTCATCTTCTTCTATTAATTGTGCTTCTGAAAGGCATCCACGAGATACTGCAGTATGGGCATCTTCTATTAAAACTATTTCTGAAATTGGTATTGGAAATTCATCTTGGTCAAATTGCTCATTAAAGACATCTAAAAATCCCTTTACTAATGATGTACCACCACCTATTACGATAGGTACTGGTTCTGGAAAGTTAGGTACATTTTCAACACCTTCAAACTGAACCTTTAAGTTAGTTAAAAGATAATTAATCAAAGCACCATAATAAGAACGAATTGCAATCAATACATTTGCCTCATCGGTATCTTCTTCATAAATATTTTGATAAGTCGCACTACTTAAATCTAATGTAGTGGATGTTTCTTTTATATTAGTCACTTTAGCCTGTGGAACACCCGTATCCATAGATACATTTTCATCTACCCAATCTCCACCACGACTTACACTAAATGATAAAGCAGTCATCCCTTGATACATAACTGCTATGTTACACATACCAGCACCCATCGAGATTGCAACACCAGTTAATTGTGTATCAACTAATCCCTCGTATCCAATAGCAACTGCTTCTTCAATTACCTTTACGGTATATCCATATTGTTCAATAATTGTTTTCAGTACATCTTCATGGTAACTTGTTTCTCGTTTAACATCAATGGGTTTTGATGGAATACAATAAACACACGTTTCCTTACCTTTAGCCTCACCCAAGAGTTCACCGATAATAGCATTTAGTACCGGTAAACTATCTTTTTCAGTTGGATTTAACAAACCACTTTTCATTGGTCGCCTTAATTCTGCTGTACTGAATATTTGAGCATAATTAAAGGCGTGTTGACCAACGATATGTACTTTATTGGCCTTTTCGACAAAGGGAATTCCTTGTCGTTTTAGCATTCTCTTGACTTGGTTCACCTCCCCATCGACAGTTAAGAATGCATTTCTTTGTTTTTTAATTGTATCTTCTGTGGCAGCAATATAAAATGATGTTCCGCAGTCAAGTCCTTTAGCCATCTTTATTCTCCCCATCAATCATCACTACTTCTTTTATACCAGTAGTTAAATATGAATTTATTTTCTTGATTGGATATCCAGCAGTATCTAATTTTGTATTCCCATCTTTGTCATAAAGATACTTGGTTGATTTTTTAGCCATATTATAAACCTCTTAGTTTTTTTAATTTATTCTTTTGGGTTTTTACTTTACCCTTGATAACTTCATCTAATTTAACCGTTGATGATGTTGGTTTTTGTGTATTGATTTGTTTTTTCACTTCTATATCAACGTGACTTATTTCTTTTTTTCTTGTAGGTAATTCAACTTCAACAACCTTTGGTGTTGATAATATCTCAGTACTTTGTTTTTGAACTTTACCATAAAACCTATTTAATAAGATGTAAATTATTAATCCAATTTGCCACAATAATAGTGAACAAAATAAAAACTCCCTAACCATCTCCCTTGACGGCCTTCGTGACAGCTTTTCTACGCTTCTTCAAATAAGCATCACTATCATCGGAATCACCATCGTTATCAACATCATCATCTTCATCACCGACTGGATCTAAAGCCTCATCGATATCATAATAACGATTCAATATATTTCCCATATCTTCGTAAAGAGCAGAAAGTCGTTGATTAGTGGCATTTGCCTCGACAGCAGTTTTTCTAAACTGTCCTGTCAAACCTTTAAGTTCTTTCATGTTTCTCTTTACACTCACGGCATCAAACCAATCATTCGTTTCACTTAATACGTGATTTTGAGCAGCTTCAGCCATTTGAGCTAATTGTTTAGCCGCTTCCATAATGTTATTATTGACTTGGATTTGTTTTCCAACTCTAGCATATGACTTTACGGCTTCAATTACTTCATATTTATTTACTACAGGTTTTTCATCAGCCATTATTCCTATGTCTTCGATGATTCCCATTAATTTTATATTTCTCATAATACTACCTTATTTTTAAACAATTTATTATATTGTTCTTTAAGAGGATGATTTGATTCATTTCGTGTTAATTTCTTACTGATTCTTTCTTTTACGAATTTATCGGCTAAATGTTTTTCTCTACCGTATTTAGCATTTTCCCATTTCTTTTGCAATGATGTCGGTAAGTCAGTTTCACTTAACCCGCTATTTACAAATGAAGTAATTCTTCGTGCATCAACTCCTGGTATCTTACGGTATCTGAATTCTTCTAATCCTTTTAACCAAGACTTGACTTCTTTGACAGTTACTCTTTTATCGACACCCTCATCAACTCTTTTATATTCTTTTCCGTTATATTTAATGTAATCTTTCATATTAATAAATATATTCTATTTAATTTTACCTAATGATTTCTGTGCTATCTGTAATAGTTTCATAGCTTCCTTTGGTTTATCATAAACACCCTCGCCTTCAGCATCGTTATGTTCTCCAATCATCCACTCAATTTCTTCTTGTGCATTTCTTAAATGATTTGAAAATGGACTTGCTACTTTTTCATTTACGGATTCATCTATGTTTGGATTCTCTTGTTGTCCTCTACTCCAACTCTGCATTAATTTATCGAGCTGAATAAGATGTTTTGAATATGATTTATCTATAATCTTTCCGTCTGTTTTTTCACCAGTTGACCGATTTACCATTTTAATTACATCTCTAACTTCTTTTGCAAAGTTTAAATATGCTTTGTCAAATTTATTGATTATATTACTAGCTTCGCGTTTTTGACCTTCCTCTACCTGAATACCATTCTTTTCTTGATACTCCTTTGCAACATCAGCTAATGTCGGTAACGGATCACCAAATTGTCTATTTTCAAATCCTGGAGCACTTTCTTTTAATATATCTTTTAATTTAATCATCACTACTTCCCACTATGTTTGATTTCGGTTTCTAAAAATCCCTTTAATACTGTTCTTTTATACATTGCATTATAAGCAGCTTCTACATCACCTTTCTTTACATACTTGGATACTTCAGCAATATATCTTTGAATACTTCCTTGCATTTGTTTTCGTGTCATTACACCAAATCCAGGTATTTGGACATTAGCATCCAAAGGTGTTTCTCTACCTCGTTTTGGTTTAGCAATCTTTGCCTCTCTGACGTATTTAACTAAGTTTTTTAAACTAATCATTATTTCTTATCCTTTAATTTAAGCATCTCTAATACTTCCTAATTATTTTCTTCTTCTGTAAAAGATTTAGTAACCACCAGAAAGTTTTACCTTTCCATTTACCAATAGTGCCATCTACATAAACAAGGTCTGTACCATCCATGTAAACATCCCCAACATCAAATGAATAACTTCCAAGAGCGTCAAGTAAATCCTTTAGATTATAAGTTTTAGTTCCACTGCCACTAGCTGAAAAATCTCTCATATCAAATGTTTGTTGTG